AAGGTCGATGATAAAGCCGTCAAGAGTTCTGACGGCTGTGCTTTCATCTTCTGAGTTACATGACCAGCCTATGCGGTAGGCTAAGATGTCCGCGTCAATTAAAATCACAACGCTTCTTCCAGATCAGCCTCTTTAACTTCTGGGCCGCCACCGTAGATGATTAGGTCAGTGATGACCAACTTCATCAGCGAAGGGCTACGTCCTTGTTGTCCTGCTGGGTTCTTCCAGTCGTAATAGCCAATTACAGCTTTACCAATGGAGCCATTTCCTACTAATACACCTTTGATTTCTTCACCGTCTTTGTCGTAAGCACGAATGGGGTTCTTAGACTTTACAGTGATGAAGTCACCTTGGCCGTCCTTGCGACGAACATTGATGCCACGCATCTCTAAAGCATCAGCAGCAGCCTTTGATAGGTTGCCTAGGTCAATCTGATACTTGTTAGACATGCGGTTAGGCTCTTGCATAGAAGCCCAAAAGATTTCGCAGTTTAGTGTTACTGGTTTTAGTTCTGTCATGGTTTTTGCCTCTTTGTTAAATTGATAATATTATACTACACTTAGTGGTTTTTGTCAATGAGTCTCTGCCCAGTTGTTACCTATGTTATACTCACCGTCCAGCGGGCAGCGCAGGTTGAAGTGTTCGCCTGCTTGCTGGATAGCTCTTACTGCTCCTTTACCTACAACGTGTGCAAATGGTTCTGATGTTTCTATTTGAAATTCATCATGTACATTCGCAACTAGCTTGTGTGGTATTTCATACATTGTCAAGTTTTTATACAAAATAATCAATGCTTGTTTCATTACAATAGCACCAGCACCCTGTAGTAGTGTGTTTAGTGCTGCGTGTTCGCTTCTGACTCGCAAGCGTCTACCGTCTAGTGCTGGTAGTGTGCCGTAAGCTGCGTGTCTTGCTACCTTCTTGCGTAGCTTGTCAAGTGCTGGCGTGTTGCGTAGGAATGAGTTTATAAGTTTATCTCCTTCCTTGTAACCGCCACCGACGATCTCACCAATCTTTGCAGCACCAGCACCGTACAGGAAGGCGTAGATGAATGTCTTAGCTTGGTTACGATCTGTTAAGCCTGCTGCTTTCATGTTGGCAGTGTGTATGTCACCGCTCAATATCTCATTAGTGTAGCCATCGTCCTGCATGTAGTGTGCCAGCATACGCAGCTCAAGACCACTGGCATCTATACCAACCAACTTGTTTCCCGTATCGACAGTCCATAGTGACCTGCATTCCTTACCGTATTCTGCACTCACTGACGGCACTTGAGCCATGTTAGGGCTGTGGTGCGTCATGCGTCCTGTTACAGCGCCGTTGGTGATGACCTTGCCGTGTACCCTACCGTCTCTAACGAACGACAGCCACGAGTCAATCTGTGCTGATCTCTTCTGAAGCATTAAGTATTCATAAATCATACGCGCTTCAGGCATGTCAATCTTTTCTAGCACTTTCTCGTTGACTATAGTAGCTCCCTTGTCAGTTGTTTGTTTAAACTTAACACCAACAGCCTGCAATCGTTCTGCTATTTGCTTCCTAGAGCCTACGTTGAACTCAGTTATCTTGTCCTTCAGTTGCTTTCCTGTCTTCTCTGACCATCTCTCCTCCACTATCGGTGGGAACACCTTCTGTAGCTCCTCCGTTATCTTCCCCATCTTGTGTGTTATGTTTTGATAGAGTGTGGTGGCTCCATCTACGTCTATTTTGAAGCCATTTTGATGCTGAACCTCCATAATAGTGGCTACGTTGTGTTCTAAAACGATACATTCGCTACTAAACTCCTCTTCTTTTAACAATTTAACAAGATGTTTATACAGCTTCGTCGTCAAAGCTACGTCTTGCTTGCAATAGTCAATCATTTCATCAGATAAACCACCGTCATAGTCACTGAAGTCTATCTTTTCGTCGCCTAAACGCTTGCCCCAACTGTCTAGGCTGTGTCCACCGTCGAGAGAAGGGTTATACAGTCGACTCAGAACCAGTGTGTCAAGTAGTTTATTGTTAGGTATGTGTAAATTCCACACCTTCTCAAGCACTGGAGCGTCAAAGCCTATGATATTATGACCAACAAAGCTAACAGAGTCACTAATCAGTGGGGCTAGTGTCTCAGGTGCTGTGTGAACTACCATGTTTCCTGTCACTACTTCCTGAGTCACTACGCACCAGATGGTGTCGTGCTTTGTGTTGGTTTCTATATCCAGCGTAATCAACATAATATTGCCCTGCCGTAGTTTCTGTGTTGCTATGTCTGTCAAAGGGGTTTAGGGAGTGTAGATAGTGTTTCTGTTCTTCCCTCTCTAATATCCAGCTAGTCATCTTGCTCATAAGTTTCATCCTCTAGTTCACAATCACGCTCTGACATTAAATCATGTCTCTCCAGCGTGTCAATATCTTCTGCGGAATAAGAGAAGCAGTAGTTGCACATGTCTAAAAATTCGCCAGTTGCAGCTACCTTCCGTGTTGCTTCAAAGTCTGTCAATAATTTATTACATGCTACGCATCTCATTTTAATAACCTCTCTCTCAAAACTAAATATGCTTTTGCAGCAGTCTGCGGTACTACTCCGTTTCCCAAGAGCCTAAGTCTGTCCACCCTGTTGGGACACCCATCAACCACTCTACCCAGTCTGGGTTCAGGTAACCAGAGCTGTGCGATTTCTTCTCTGAATTCATCGCTACTGCCGTTAGTGTCGGGGTGTTTCTCGTGTACTCGGCAGGGTATCCCCCTTCCTTGCCCAGATGCGCTGTCGGAGTTGGCCACATTTTCACTTGCTTTGACAACATTACTTGGCTCGCAGTGTCCATGTTCTTCCAATCCGATGCTGTTGGAGTTAGCCAAAATGTAGACTCTTTTTCTTTGGTGATGTGCGCCAACTTCACGCGCCGAGAATATTCCCCACGTTGCTCTGTAACCATCTTCTTCCAAGTCGCTGATGACGCTTGAGAGTCCAAGCGAAATGTGTCCTTCGACATTTTCAAAGAAGCACTGAACAGGTCTAATTGTTTGAATGTGTCGATTAATAAATGGCCAGAGGTGTCTTGGGTCATCGGTTCCCTTTCGCTGTCCTGCTGCTGAAAACGGCTGGCACGGATAACCTCCAGTGATGAGGTCAACGCGGTCTCGAAAGAGGTGCGCTGGGAAGGTTTTAAGATTCGTGTAAATAGGTGCGGGAGGTAACTGCCCTGTTTCCATCTTGCTAACCAAGTTCGCAATAACGAAGGCTTCGATCTCCACATAAGCGATGACTCGATGTTCAAGCCCAGCAAGGTCAAGTCCTCTTTCGATTCCACCATACCCGCTGCAAAAGCTGATGACAGTTGGTAATTCTTTGGTAATATCCACATTGTTATTCTCCACTTTATAATACTTCCTCTTTAATTTCTGTCATCCTACCAGATACTGAGTTGTACAGCAAGCCGCCTGAGCGTCCTGTAATGCCTGCAAATCTATTCTTCAGCACCCTGACGTGTGTTGTGTTTCTCTCTATAGGGTCGTCAGCCTGTCCGTTCCTCTCCAATCCTATCACCATGTCAGAGAGCTGTGCAATAGAGCCTGAGCCGCGAAGCTGTGACAGGGACGTTGCTGCACCCTCCTCGTGTCCTTTGGAGTCTGGACGCTTTAGGTGGCTCACAACGAATAAGCTGATGTTGGTTTCCTGCACCAGCATACGCAAGCGTGTCATAATCTCGTCAAGTGCCTTGCGTTCGTCACCGTTGCCCTGTGCAGACACCACAATAGAGACGTGATCTAAGAATATAAACTTACAGTCAAGGGCTTTAGCCATGTATCTGACTCTTGAGATGATGTTGTCAACACTGGTGCTGCCGAAGTGATCAAACAAGAATAGTCTCTGTGTTCCTAGCGTCTTGCTGAAAGCGTCCCAGCGTTCCTCTTCAGTGCTTTCTGTGGTTGGTATATGTAAAGGTTTATTGGCTGATAATGACATCAAAGACAATGCTGTCTTTCTAGCGTTCTCCTCAAGGAATAGCAAGCCTATGTTGCTCTCTGACTTCTTCACTATGTGCCAGACAATCTCTCGTACAAACTGAGACTTGCCCAGTCCTGAGCCTGCCGTGATAGTCACTAGCTCTGCCTCTCTGATGCCGTAGGTTAGCTTGTTAAGGCTGTCCCACGGGTACATCACAGAAGCTGCCTCTACAGGTCTGTTCACTTCGTCCCAGAGACTAGCACCGTTGATGATGCCATCAGGCACAAAGCGTTCTGCTGCCCACCAAGCGGCGGTGAAAGCGTGTGTGTCGTTCTGCTTCAGGTAGTCGCAAGCGTCTTTGTAGTGTGGTGGGTGCTTCACTACCTTAGACTTGCCTCCAAATAGCTCTGCTACCTCTTTAGCTGCCTTGCTACCTGCCTCGTCACCGTCGAAGCAAATTACAATGCTGTCGAAGCTGTCTAAAAACTCATACGATGCCTTACAGTCCTTCAGCGCAGATGCTGCACCAGACTTGATTGACACTGTAGGGTACTTGCTGCCTGTCATCTGATACGCTGCCAGCGCGTCAAACTCGCCTTCGACTATGGTGATAAACTTACCGCCACCGTTGAACAAATGCTGACCGAATAAGCCTACGCTTGCCCAGTCACCAACAACAGAGAACTGCTTGTCTATCTGCCGCACCTTCGCAGCAACAGGTAAGGTGCTGTCGTCTGGATTGTGATAACTAAAATAATATTTATCTGGTGTTGCCAGCACACCGAAGAACTTGGCTGTCGCCTGTGTAATGCAGCGTTCTGGTATGCCCTTATATGTTGCTGTAGTGAGCAGGTTCTCTACTGAGCTGAAGTTCTGCTTAGGTCTTGGTGCAACATCTTCTGTCAGCTCTACCGCTTGCATCTGTCCGTCGCCTCTAGTGAAGTGATTACATGAAAAACATATTGTCGAACCATTGTCATTAACTGCCTTAGCGTCTGAGGAGCCGCAGTTCTCGCATGGTAGATGAATGTTTGTAAATGCCATTGTTTAATCCTCTATTGTGTACACATAACCGAAAGTAATAATCATAAACGGTAACAAGACCACAAGCCCGTCAAACGGCATTGCGCTGGTTTCCTCGGTGATGCTGTTATGTACCCATACAGGCTTTGACTCTACCGCTTCAACGTCAAAACCTACGCCCATTCTAAACTCTAGCCCTAGCACTCTATCAAAAACATTTACCATCATTTTCTATTCCTCTCGTTATATGCGTCTTGTGCGTCTTGGTGAAGTAACCAAGCTCCACGCGATAGTACCACTAGTGCTGTAAAAAACATAATGTTTAAAATAATTTCTATCATTTGTCACCCCGTCTGTTTGTTATGTCGATAAATTGCTGTTTTTTCGTCATAAGTGTTTGATGTGTCGATGCCAAAGTATTTAACCCTCAGCTTTTGTAACCTTTGCTTCCAGACTTCGGGCTTGACGGTATCATGTAAATCCTGAAGGTCACTAAGCATGTAAGTTGTTGCTGGCTTTAGATCAATACCAGACTTTATTAACGCTTCTTCAAGTAGCATCTGGTGATCGTCTTCCTTTTTATCGGGCAACATGGCGAGCCCTTCTAAACCTTCATGATAAAATTCATCCTTAATTAAACAGCCTACGGCGCAGCGCAGACCGCCTGTTCCTCTATAGCCACACAGGTCTAGAAATTTCACAGACCGTTCGCCTTGTGAGAGTAGATGCTCTTCAACTTTGTTAAACACTTCTAGCATATTCATAATAAACTCCTTCTGAGCCACTGTTGGCTCTCTTTGTCTGTTTTAGTTTCTAGTCTATCCAGTGGCGTGTAATTCACTGGACGCTTGTTTTTAAGCCTACAGCGTCCGTTAACAGGGTATAAATGTTCATCTGTTACTTCTCTGAGATGCCACACTCTGTTTTTCATAGTGTTAACGCCTACCTTTGCCACTGAAGCCAGTTCTTTGTATGTGTAAGCGTTTCCAGAGACTAAGGCAGGGTGTTGCCCTCTAAATAACATAACGCGCTGAGAAGCCATTATCGTGCGCTCCTGCTGTATTCGTCATACTCTTGCGACTCTGTTATAAAGTTTATAATATCCATTATCTCAACGTCATAGAAATTGGCGGCCTGCTTAATAGAAAATAAACCTTGTTTAATATCAACCTGCGCCTTCAATAACGCTTGAATCTCTGG